CAATGCACCAACACACACCAATTTCTTTGAGAATCGTGCTACAGATTATTCAAAGGGTGCGTTGTCTGGTAATTGGGAAACTGTATGGGGTAAAGCCGCATAATATTACAGTTCCGTTTCAGTTGTCTCTATTTCTAAATACTGAAAAAGAGAAAAATCGGTCACAAGGATAGGGTGACTCTGGAGTCCGTAACCAGAACTTCTATGAATAAAACATATCGTAGTATCTTCATCTCAGATGTTCACCTTGGCACGAAAGATTGCAAGGCTGAAGCACTCAATAACTTCCTCAAACATAATACATGTGAGACATTATATCTTGTCGGTGATATAATTGATGCATGGAAAATCAAACAGAATAAATGGCGTTGGAAACAAAGCCACACAAATGTTGTTCGTAGAATTTTAGGACACGCAAAAAGAGGAACACGTGTGGTTTATGTTTTAGGTAATCACGATGAGTTTCTCCGTCCATATCTACAATACGGACTTGGTTTTGGTATGCTTGAAGTTACGAATCAATGCGAACACATTGGTGCAGATGGTAAACACTATCTAGTAACACATGGTGATCTTTTTGATGGTATCACACGTTTAGCACCTTGGTTATCTTTCTTAGGAGATAAAGCATATGATTTCGTACTATCTCTCAATTCTAGATTTAATTGGTTACGCCATCGGCTTGGCTTTGGTTATTGGAGTTTGTCTTCATTTCTTAAACAAAAGGTTAAACGAGCCATAGATTTTGTGTTTCAGTTCGAAAAAAATCTTTCGGATTATTGTAAGAAAAGAGGTTATGATGGCATTATTTGTGGACATATACACAAAGCGGAAATAAAAGAAGTTAATGATGTTGTTTACATGAATGATGGTGATTGGGTTGAGAGCATGACTGCATTAGTTGAGCATCACGATGGTCGATGGGAAATAATCACATGGACACAGGAGAACGATAATGTGGTTGATGATATTGATAGCGGTACATCTAACCGATCCAAACGACATACCAGGAAAAGTAACACTGGAGTTTCCTGATCAACAAAGTTGTGAACACGCAAAATCGTCAATGACGTATTGGTTGAAGTTTAAGAATTTTAAAGTGGAATCGACATGTACAAAAAAATACTAATCGTCACAGATAATCTTCAAGATCAAATAAATGGCGTTGTTACAACTTTCAAAAATTTGGAGAAACACGCAATTCTGGATGATCATAGGATCGTATACCTTGATCCCGGGCAGTTCTTACATGTTGATTGCCCTGGCTACTCTGAAGTTAAACTTAGCATTCCTTGGTCCGTGGGCAAAAAAATTGAGGAGATATCTCCGGATTATATACATATCGCCACAGAGGGTCCTATTGGTCTTGCTGCTAGACTCTGGCTTGACATGCGTGGCTGGCGGTATAACACTTCTTACCATACTAAATTTCCTGAATTTATAAAAGAAATTTATCACATACCCAAGTTTCTCACTTGGTCTTATCTACGTTGGTTTCATAAACATTCTGGTAAAGTCTTAGTGACTACAGATACCATAAAGAAATCTCTAATTGAAAGAAAATTTAAAAGTGATATTGTAACATGGACACGTGGCGTTGACAGAGAATCATTAGAAGCAAATCAAATCTTTGAGCGTAAAAATCCACCAACTATATTGTACGTTGGTAGAATATCAAAAGAAAAAAATCTAGATGATCTTTGTGTGTTACAAGACAAATATAATATTGAAATAGTTGGTGATGGTCCATATCGTCAGCATTTAGAATCAAAATATAAGAAAGTTTCTTTTCTAGGCTATCAGCAAGGAACAGACCTTGCAAACAGCTACGCACGTGCCGATGTTTTTTGTTTTCCTAGTAAGAACGATACATTTGGCATTGTCATCATTGAAGCCATGAGTTTAGGTACACCAGTGGCAGCATATCCAATAGATGGTCCTATTGATATTATTGAATCAGACACTGGTCATATGAGCGATGATTTGGACAAAAGCATCCAAGAATGCATGAAACTAGATAGAGAAATCGTTAAAGAAAAATCTAAAAAATGGACATGGAAAGAGTGCTGGAAAATCTTTAAATGTAATCTAATTGAGATAATCTAAATACGTGTTCTAATGACCTAAGGAGATTGTATGAAAAAGTTTTATGCAGCAGTAGGATTTTTATTTTTATGTTTAGTATTGCCAGCACAAGCACAAAAGACACCGCAGGGTGTAATGTATGATGCACAAATCGTCCGGGTAAGTGATGGTGATACTATCGTTATCGCAGCACCATTTTTACCAGCACCATTAAAACCAGAATTAGCAGTTCGAATTTATGGCGTTGATACACCAGAAAAAGGTCATCGTGCCCAATGCCCACAAGAAAACGAAAGAGGTTTACTTGCATCTAAGTTTACCAATAATGCAGTTGCAAAATCAACCAAACGTCAAGTTGTTCTCTATGGTTGGGACAAGTTTGGTGGTCGTGTATTAGGCGATATCGTGCTTGATGGACAAAGCCTTCGTGGTATGTTAATTCAAAACGGGTTTGCACGTGAATATTTTGGTGAAGCAAAACAATCATGGTGTAACTAATGAATATCAATCATACCTGCTCCGCATGTGCATCCGAATTCAGTATCTCTTATGATGAGATGCACACAGAATCAGATCCAAGCTTCTGCCCATTTTGTGGTGAATATCTAATTCTTGATGAAGAAGATTTTGATCAAAACTTACATGACGATGAAGATGAAGAACCTCTATGACATTTTACATTTGTCAAAATGCCATCTCATCATAATCGTTTTACCTCCAGTTTTTGAACAGTGTGGGCAACAAACAATATCATCATTTCTGTGATTTTTGTTGCCTACCATTTTTTCTGAAGTTCCGGGTTTCTTACAACTAACAACTTTTCTCATAAAATCTGATTTATTATGTTCTACTATCCATGGTTTCTTCATTCCTTTATGTGAGTCGGATATTTTTTGTTTCCATTCTTTAGAAAATTTTCTTCCTTTAAGTTTTTTACTCAAATGAATTTTCATTTCCTCTGAGCAAGGAATACCTTTATTCCATGAAGGTATGAGTTCGCTATTATTTTCTTGAAGTGTTTCTGTAATACAATTCGGATTATTTTTTAGATATTCTTTTAGTTCAACAATAAACTCATCATTATCTTTGAAGTTATAAATAGACATGCTGACATTCCCTTTCAATGTTAGAGTGTATGCAGGCGGCAACCTGGTGATACACACCTATTTATATAAAATGACATGTGGATATATCAAAATGAACCTTTTAACGACCAGCAAAACTTTTTTGGCTTCGTATACTTAATTGAGAACTTGATTACAAGTAAAAAATATATTGGACGTAAATACTTCAGTAAAGCCGGTTACAAGCAAGTCAATGGTAAAAGAAAAAAGATCAGAAAAGCCAGTGACTGGGAAACTTATTATGGTTCCAATGAAACACTCAAAAAAGAAGTTGCCGAGTTAGGCGCACACAATTTCCGCAGAACAATTCTATACTTGTGTAAGAGCAGATCGGAATGTTCGTATTTCGAAACGCGGGAAATATTTACCCGGGACGCTCTTTTGTCTGAAAATTACTACAATGATTGGGTATCGGCTAAGATACGCAAAGCCCACCTAAAAAATGTGCAGTTGCAGCATAAATAAAGTTACAGTGCCTAATAGGACTGCATAACTTTATAGGAGAATACGTGTTCAAAAAAATAGTTGAGTGGTTTACAAAACCTCAAATTACGGAAATTGAGTATTACATCGCCTCAAAAGATCCGAAGACAACTGCCGATGTAGAACAGCTTATTAAAGAGTTCAACCAAAAAAGGAAATTACAATGTTTTTAAATCAACCACAATTCCCCACATTCTATACCTGGAATGACATTCAGCGCAAATCTGAAACAATTGCCATCAAAACTGTTGACTTCAACAAAAGTTTAGTAGATAATACTCTTAACTTCATTGATGATATCACAGATAGAAACTTTACTACATATACGAAGAAAGCATTAAACTTCAATCAAAATGTAGCGGAAGATGCGAAAAAAATCATCAAGTCAGAGTCAGTCTCAGAAAACACAGGAACTAAGTCTTGATATTGAACACAAGACTAAGTTCTGGAAACCAATAGTAAAAAACGGTTGGTGGATGAAATTCTCCACCTACCGTGATCACTACATATTATTGACTGTTATATCGACACATACATGTCAAACAATTATACGATATTATGAAAATGAAGAAGACGCAGTTCAGTTTATAAATTTCATTACAGCATGTGATTCCCAATCAATCTTTCAATCGGCATAAATTATGGATAAGTTACTTATGATCAAGTCTCTAACAGATACAAAAAATCTTATAGAAACTCTCATTGAAAATAGAACACAGATGTTTGCAACGATTGAAATACCAAAGCCATTGGATCAATTAGTTGGAGCGGCAAACGCATGTGTTGAAGCCCTTCAAAACGGTAACAAAATATTCTTCATGGGCAATGGCGGTTCAGCAGCAGAAGCACAGCATCTAGCCGGTGAATTGGTTTCATATTTCATGAGACAAAGTAAACCTTATGCAGCAATTGCATTGAATACCGATACTTCAGTAATTACTGCTATTGCAAATGATTTAGGCTATGAGCATGTATTCTCACGCCAACTTCAGGCACTATCTAAACCTGGTGATGTGGCAGTCTATCTATCAACATCAGGACTATCAAAAAACATTCTAAATGCAATGGAATATGGTAAAGAAAATGGCGTAATAAACATTGGATTTACTGGCATGAAGACACGATACATGCAGCAATATTCCGATTACTACATTGCAATTCCTTCCACATCAACGCCACATGTACAAGAGGCACATTTAATTCTAGGTCATCTTCTATGTGAACGCATCGAAGAGAAATTGGATGCCTAAAGAGAAAATATGTCCACAGTGTGGTGCTACACACAAAAAACGTGGACCATATTGTTCAATGTCATGCGGTAATGTTCGTACACATTCCGAAGAAGACAAGGCAGTAAGACGTAAAAAATTAATTGAATATCACCAAACACCTGAGGGTGCAGCAACAAGAGCCAAATCTGCCGAAATATCTTCAGCGATACGTAGAGGCGAAGAGTGGCAAAAAACCGAAATGGAAGATTATGCGGTAAATATTCCAGACGTTACCGATTATGTTGCAGAATATGATGAAACATGGGAAAGAGCAGAGAAGTGGTAATAAAAACCACTTGACAGCAGATTCATAACACATTAGAATATATTCATGGCTGACATATATACATTTGTACCGAAATCAATTCCTAAGCAGACAATTGAACTTGAACGGCTTAGGGCAAAGTTAATGGATTTACATGAAGCCAGAGATGCCCTCAATAAGGAAATCAGATATACAAAAGACGCAATCACTTTACTTGAAAAGGGTGAAAAATGATTGATGATGACGATAACATGTACGATGACGATGAAGAAATGGTAAGCATTACCGTTATTGACAAGTTGGATGTTTTAATCAATCTAATCAAAAAAACCAATAATGAAAAGCAGTATGCAATACTTACGTTACTTGAAGAAACAAAGTTTCACCTGTTCCATGCATGGAATGAAGCACAATATTATCGTGAATTATGTGAGAGTTATGAAACCGCCATCAACAAAGCAGGCAGTGGACTAGAATAGTATGTAAAGTCCATTGTCTAAGGAGACAAATATGGACTTAATATACAAACAAATTTTAGCTTACGTTTTGCTCTTGTTTCTTATAGTTCTTTTGCCAACTTTTTTTGTACTGCTCACCCAATGAAAGACAATCGACCATATAAACATTTCACTGTTCTTGAGTGGATTTTCGTATTTGGTGTTCTTTTCTTTATGGTGTTCACATCTGCGGAAGCAAAGAGTACACATAAAAGACATGCAGTATATAATATTCCACAAAAAAACCTATCAGTGATGATTACGGATATCACTGAGAGTAGGATTTTGTGTGCGACAAATGCAGAAGAAGTTCGTGCGATGGCGAGTATTACTAAGTTGATGACTGCAATGATTGCATTAGACTATGATGATAGTATGGACCATAAGATAATGTTGAGCAGAAAAGCTGGCTCGTATTTACCTTTGCGTGAATATACACGTGGAGAGTTGTTTCATGCGCTCTTGGTAAAAAGTGATAACGGTGCAGCAGAATCCTTTGCACAAAATTATCCTGGTGGTCGTGAAGCATTTTTACAACAAATGAATATTCGTGCCAAAACATTAGGGATGACGCACACACATTTTGATGATCCATCTGGTTTGAGCAGTAAAAATGTAAGTACGGCACGTGATATTACTTTAATGGTCATGGCAGCAGCATACTATGAACGTATTAGAGAAATATCAACGAAGAAGTCTGCATATATTACAACGCAAAGTAAACGAAAACAAAGAACAGTTGTGTTGAACAATACTAACCGATTGATTTTATCACAAGTGGATGGTGTACAAGTAAGTAAAACTGGCTATACAAATCCTGCTGGCTTTTGTGTAGCAATTATGATTGAGAAAGTAATCAATAACGAAAAACATTATCAAGTGTATGTTGTTATGGGTGCAAAGAATCCAAAACAAAGGGCTGATGAAGTGAAGCGATTGATCTATACACAATACGGAGGACCAAATCATGAAACAGGATGAGTTTGATTCAATTATGAATCGCATTAAACATCTAACAGAATATGAGATTGAAGTGAATGTGCCTGATGATTTTGAATTTTATGGTGAAGTGCCATACGACATGAGTATATCAGGAAGTAAGGCGTGGGTTAAAGTTGTAGCAGAAACATTAGAAGAAGCAAAGATAAAGGCAAATGAATACTTTGAAGGCAAATACAAATAAACCTTGGATGTCATCCGAGTACGATATACCCGTATTGGATAATGAAGAGATGTGGTCGCAAGAAGTAATTGATACGACTGCAAAATATCTATTGAATGATATTGAAGAAAAGGTAGACACGAAGAAGTAACGTGTAAATGTGTTTTCTTATAAATAGAGATAAGGAGGCACATATGATACTAATTAATGAATATATCAAAAAAGATAGAGATGAAAGAAGATTGCATTTAGATTTGTCGGAACCCTGTTGTGAAAGAGGTGGGAATTCTACTGTACATAAAGGAGTTCTTGCGGAATACTTGACAACAACCATTCCTTCTGGTAGAATATTGTTATGTCACGCTTGCAATAACGGAAATTGTTCTAACCCTAAACATCTTTATTGGGGAACAGATAAAGACAACCATATAGATGCCAAAGAGTGTGGAACATACAAAACTCCATGGGAAAGATTGGTTGAAAAGTATGGCTTAGAACAAGCCAAAAAAATGCAAGCAAGAGGTAACAAAGGTGCGGGTGGTAAAGCACTAAAAGGAACCAAAAAAACTGAAGAACACAAAAAAAAGATTTCTGAAGCAATAAAGAAAAAATATGCGGGTGTGGTGGAACGGCAGACACATCTGGTTTAAGCCCAGACGCTTAGGCGTGAGAGTTCGAATCTCTCCATCCGCACCACGGGCTGTTAGCTTAATGGTCAAAG